ATATTAGTTCAAGTGAAGATGAAGGGTTGTATCAAACAACTGATTTAAAAGTTGTCATTGGAGCAGAAGAATTAGGAGATTATTATCCTACTGAGGCAGATCGTGTTCAATATTCACAAGCAGGAGCTACTAGGGAAGGAAAGATTATTAATGTTCAAACAAAAAGGGGAGAAAAACCTATATTTCATACATTGATAGTGAGGCCACAGTAATGGTATCGACAAGTAAACAGCTTAAAAAGATGAGTCGTGATTTATTGGAAATCGTAAATGAATTAGCAAGACATACTGCTGTAGAAGTAATGAACGATTTAGCGGAAAAAGGGCCAGAGTGGGATGGAACATTTAAAGATAGTTGGATAGCTGTTCCTATTGGCAAAGGTGCTTCTGGTTGGGCTGGTGGGACTTATCCTTACACAATTAATGATGTTCCTAACTTATCAACGACTCTTTCTGAAATGAGGAGAGTTAAAAAGTTTAAATTAGAAAATATACAGCCTTATGCACCATACGCTTTAGATCTAGAAGAAGGAAAGTTTAATTTCCCTAATTTTCCTCGAAAAGATAAAGGACTTAATCCAAAAGGAAAAGTTGTTAAAAAAGGAACAAGAGATACAAGTAGAACGACTTTAAGAGGAGATATAAGTGGTGGTGCTCCTAAACAAGGAAAAAGTATTGCAGGTAACTCAAGAATTACAGCAGAGTTAGATTGGTATAAGACTTATCTTAAAGGAGGTGCAATGAAAAAAGCTATGGTTCGTGGTATTAGAACTGGGTTTAAAGCATGAATTATCAATCTATTCGAGCACAAGTAGAAAACCCATTATTAACTGCTTTTGGAGCGTTAGATCCTGCGGTTCCTGTGTTTTTTGACAATATTACGGCTGCACCAGCTAACAGTACGACTGAATATGTAAGGGTAAACGTAACTTTTGGAATAACGAATGAACCTACATTAAGTTCTAGTGTTGATAACGCTCAAGGAGCAATAATTATTAGAGTTTTTACTGAAAAAGGGAAAGGGCCAGCAAGGAATCAAGTTTTAGTAAATACGGCTGTTGATGTATTAGAAACCTTGAATAATGGGACAAAAGGTACTACAGGGACTTATCTTAAGGTCGGAATAATAGAAGGCCCAAGTTTTTCTACAACAGAAGATTCACCTTTGTTTATGAGTACGATTGACACTTCGTTTGTGGCAACAGTTTTAAGTTAAGGAATAACACGCTAATCTATATGTAAATATCTACAGCAGCCTCATGGCCGTTACATGTTTATCTGGCACATCAGGTGCTCTCTATTACAAACCAGCAGGAACAACAGGAACTTTCGGTACTGGTGATGTAACCAT